GAACTTCGTCATTGAGTACGCGAAGGACTTCAACCCAAGGCGTGCTGCTGAGGCGTCTGGCTTTGCCCCTGACCACGGCTACCGGTTGAGGGAAGATCCTGAGATAGCTGCGGCGATAGACCTGCTAATAGCCACTAGGCTCGACGCTAGCGACATTGATGCTGAGTGGGTGCTGATGGAAGCGGTGGACAACGCACTGATCGCCAAGCAGCTCGGCAACATCTCAGCCAGCAACACTGCACTGCAGATCGTGGGTAAGCATGTGATGGTTGATGCCTTCGCCGCTGACAAGGTGCAGAGCGTCACCCATCAGCAGGTCACGGATCGACTGAGGCGTGCGCGTGATCGGTTGCAGGGTGATCCTGTGTCGTTCCTGTGATACCCTGCATGTCATGCCTGGTCGGGTCAACGTCTTTGGGTTGATCCCGTCACCATCGAGCTGAAGGAGCACCCGGTCAGGCAGTCCATTAAACAGTGACTTTCGGTGACACGATATGAACATCGATCGCAAGTACAAAATTGAAGCAGTGAATTCTGTCAGTGGGAATCAACACACTGAAGAAGACTCTGTGTTGTTCTTAGCCAAAGACAAAGCGTTTCTTCAGTACGCACTGCCTGCTTACCTCAAGGGGTGTGAGAGGCTAGGCAGTAACCCTGAGCACTTGGAAAGTATAAAGTCGCTGATGTGTCGTGTTAACGCACACCAACAAGTGCTTGGTAGCAAGGTGCCTGACACTCTTGGTAAAGAGATCGATCGCTGCGTACACGGGGTGGGTGTGAGATAGTGACATCCCTGCAACAAGCCACCGCTGACGCCAGTAACGACTTCTATGAGTCTGACGACGTCGACCTGATGTTGGCTGATGACATCTCATGCTTCTATGCTGACCCGCTCGGCTTCGTTCGTTATGCGTTCGAGTGGGATGAAGGTGACCTCACAGGCTTCGACGGTCCTGATGAATGGCAGATCGATATACTCACCACCATCGGTAACGCGGTGACTGATCGAAAGTTCAACGGTGTCACTCCAGTTGATCCGATACGTGTTGCTGTGTCGTCTGGTCACGGTATCGGTAAAGCACAACCATACTCGCTGATATTCGATACACCAGATGGTGTTCGTCAATGGTGTGATATTCAACCAGGTGACATATTGTTCGGTCGCGATGGTAAACCGACGACTGTGATTGCTCGACATGAGCAGGGTGATCGTGAGGTCTACCGTGTGACATTCAGTGATGGGTCATCAACCCTTGTTGACAAAGAGCACGTGTGGTCGGTCAAGGGTCGCCAGCAACGACGTCAGGGTCACACGTGGGTCGAGATGACTACTGCTCAGATACTCGCTGTTGGGGTGAAGCGCAGCAACGGTGTAGCTACCGCGCGACAGTGGGAGATCCCCGGCAATAATGCTGTTGAGTATCCTGCAGTTGATCTGCCGATCGACCCTTACATCGTTGGTGTGTGGCTCGGTGATGGAACTAAAAGATGTGGAGCAGTCACCAGCGCTGACCCTGAAGTTTTCGAGTCAGCAATTGATGCCGGTTACAAGCTGGGGTCAAATCGTCACACAGGGTCGGGTGCTGCACGTACTCACACACTGATGGGATTGAAGGTGCAGTTGCGCGATGCTGGTATCCTTGGCTGCACCACTGACAATTGCTCAGTATCGGATCAATATAAATACAGCTCGATCGATCAGCGGTCTGCAATGCTGCAGGGTCTGCTCGACACTGATGGATGGGTTGAACAATCAGGCACTGTTGCGTTCGGGTCAATCAGCGAGAAGTTGACTGATGATGTGATCTGGTTAGCACGGTCACTTGGTCTAGTCGCACGCAAGAATCCAGTGAAGTCGAAGTGGTACCGCAACGCTGATGGTGTCAAGGTCAAAGGTAGACCGTTCTATGCGATGACAATGACGTGGGATGGTGCGACTCAGCTATTCAGGCTCGATCGCAAGCAGAATCTGTTGCGCAATCCACAGTCACGCTATCAGAAGCGGTGGGTCGACAACATTGAGTTCAGCCACGTTGAGCAGGCGATGTGTGTCACCGTTGATGCGGCTGACAGCTTGTACCTGACGAACGACTTTATCGTCACTCATAACAGCGCACTGTCTGCCTGGTTGATTCTGTGGGTGATGAGCACCCGACCAAACAGTAAAGGCGTGGTGACAGCCAACACCGGTGACCAGCTCAAGACCAAGACGATGTCGGAGCTGGCGAAGTGGCACACACGCTGCATCACGTCGCACTGGTTTGAAGTCAGCAGCATGTCGATCAGTCACCGTGCTTATCCTGAAACATGGCGTGTGGATGGTTTGACGTCGCGTGAAGAGTCATCAGAGTCGTTCGCTGGTCTGCATTGTGCTGACTCAACACCTTGGTACCTGTTCGATGAAGCATCAGCCATACCTGAGAAGATCTGGGAAGTGGCATCAGGTGGTCTGACCGACGGTGAGCCGATGCACTTTGCATTCGGCAACCCGACCAAGAACAGTGGTTCATTCTATGAGTGCTTCAGGCATCAGTCGCATCGTTGGATCACGCGACAGGTTGACAGTCGTACTGCGAAGATGACCAACAAGGCATACATTCAAGAGATCATCGACGACTATGGTATCGATAGCGACCGGGTCAGAGTGCGGATTCGCGGCATGTTCCCGAAAGGTGGTGACATGCAGTTCATGCCGTCTGATGTGGTGTTCGATGCACAGAAGCGCGGGCCAGGTCAATACCTTGGTGATGATCCACTGATCTGCGGTTTCGATGTTGCACGTGGTGGCGACGACAATTGCTTCATCAGCTTCAGGCGTGGCAAGGATGCAAAGTCTGAGCGGGTTTACAAGATACCTGGTGAGAAGTCGCGTGACAGCATGAAGGTGGTGTCGCTGATGACTATGATCCTCGATCGGCACAAGCCTGATGTCACGTTCATTGATGTCACTGGTATGGGTGGTCCGATTGGTGACCGACTGCGACAGCTCGGATACCACTGCATTGATATAGGTTTCGGTCACAAAGCTGATGACGAACAGCTGTACTCGAACAAGACTGCTGAGATGGGTGCAACCTGTCGTGAGTGGTTGATGGCTGGGGGTGCTATAGCTGATGATCCTCAGCTTGAGATTGAGCTGACATCACGTGAGTTTGGTCACAACAACAAAGACCAACTGGTGCTTGAGCGCAAGAAGGATGTCAAGAAGCGACTTGGTGTGTCACCGGATTGGGCTGACTCGTTGTACCTCACATTTGCTCAAGCAGTACCGAAACGATCAGTACCACGCGGTCATCTTGACGCTGGTATTGGCGCACGGCAGCGGAGTAACGTTGACTATGATCCGCTCGATGCTATGGATAGTGATTATTGATGTGCTATCATCGCGTGTAAATTGATCAACTGAGGAAATTGCCATGTGTGGCGGATCACCGAGCGCACCACCTCCACCCCCACGCGCACCTGAAGCACCACGGTTGCCTGATGCATCGACATCTGCAGGTACTGGTAGTGATAGGCGTCGTCGCGCAGCTGCTGCGGGTACCGGTTCGACCAGCACCATTTTGACCGGTCCACGTGGCGTGCAAGACGGCGCTGCGACTGCGACCAAGACACTGTTGGGCCAGTAAGCTATGCCGACAGCACGTGCTAATCTCGACACCAATCAATATGTGAGGGTCACCAGCGACCCTGCAGTGCCGTCGTCGGTGATGCTGCAGTCGCATCGTGACACTGTGCGCATAGTCTTCAGTGATGTGAAGCCAGCTAAGGGTAACAGTGTTTTTCATGAACTGGGTGGTGAGCACTCGGTGTTGAATGTTGCGATGACCGAACTGGGTGTTTGGGCATTGGCGACGACTGATCGGTCGGCGCTGACTGTCACTGAGCAGCGTGTACCAGTCGAGATCAGTGAACGCGGTACTATCGGCGGCGCGGTGTTCGTGCAGGACCAAACAACCCCTGTCTTAACCGTTCCGTTTCTGCAGACACGAGCGGCTGTCACGCTGACTGCAGATACCGTGATCGATGACCGCACCATAGAGCTGACAGCCGGACACGGTACGCTATTTGGCGAGGTGATCGAACTAGCTGAGACAGGGACAACGAAGTTTATGCAAGCGGACGTGATTGATCCGCTAGGACTGGCCGCAGAGGGTGACCCCGTAGTGGGCGACACGATCACACTCGATCAGCCTGTGAACCGTATCTATACGACAGTCGGGTCGATAGCCCAACGCTCTACCAAAAACCTCCTGGTCGACGGGTCAGTTACGCCGCAAATATTCAGCATCCTGCCACTACCAGGACAGTCTGGCGATATGGTGCGGATAATCTGGGAGATGCGCGGGGCAGCAGGGGGGTCGATGGATTACACGACGTTTGGCAGTGGTCCACCACTGCTGAACGGGTGCGTCATCAGGATTAAGAACAGCGATGGCACGTTCAGAAACCTATTCAATTTTAAGTCGAATGGCGACATTATCGAGCAGGCGTTTGATCTGGTGTTCCTTGACCCGAAGGGTGGGAACACGATCCCTGGTATGACGGCCCGGTTAACGTGGGGTGGCCAGTCAAAGCACGGGGTGGTGATCCGGCTGGATGGCACACTCGGGGAAGAATTGCAGATTGTCGCACAGGACGACTTAACGACACCCAATACACGATTTCACCTGACAGCACAAGGTCACGAGCTGCAAGAGGTTTAAATGCCAACCATCATAAGCTACAACAAACGACTTGAAGCACTGCGGTCAGAGCGGAACACTTTCATTCCACTATATCGTGAGCTGTCTGACTACCATCTTGCGCACCGTGGTCGATTCCTGACCAGTGACCGGAACAAGGGTCACAAGCGCAACACGAAGCAGATCAACAACACCAGTCGACTAGCGGCACGAACGCTGGCGTCAGGCATGATGTCAGGCATCACATCACCTGCTCGACCTTGGTTCAGGCTTGGCACCGGTGACACAGCGCTTGACGATCTGGCTTCAGTGAAGACATGGTTGCATGAAGTTCAGTCGATCATGTACAAGGTCTATTCTGCGTCGAACACGTACAACTCGCTGCACACTCTCTACTCTGAGTTGGGGGTGTTTGGCACCGGTGCGATGGGGGTGTTTCAAGACTTTGACAATGTGATCTGGTGCAAGCCTTACACTGTCGGCAGTTACATGATCGGCCTTGACGGTAAGAACGTCAGCGACACCTTTTACCGTGAATATGAGTTGAGCGTCGGTCAGGTCGTTAAGCAGTTCGGCATCGAGAACGTCAGCCACTCTGTCAAGCAGATGTGGGATAACGGCAACACTGAGACATGGGTGAAGGTGGTTCACGCCATTGAGCCGAACGACGACCGCGACGGTGCGAGTCCGTTGGCTAAGGATAAGAAGACTCGATCTGTTTACTATGAAGTCGACAATTCACAGAAGGAAAATAGCACTCGGTTTCTGCGTGAGTCCGGTTTCGATGAGTTCCCTATTCTGACACCACGCTGGGACATCACCGGTGAAGACATCTATGCGACTGACTGTCCAGGTATTACGGCGCTGGGTGACACGAAGGCATTGCAGCTGGCTGAGAAGCGCAAGTACCAAGCGATCGATAAGCTGGTCAACCCACCGCTACAGGGTCCGTCTGCGTTGAAGAACAAGATGACCGGTGGTGTGCCGGGTCCGAATGAGATCGTTTGGCATGATAAGACCGGTGGCGGTCTGACCAGTATCTATGCCAACTATCGACCTGAGATCGGTGTGATCAAAGAAGAGATCCTGAACGTCGAAGATCGTGTTCAGCGTGCGTTCTATGAAGATCTGTTCTTGATGCTGGCTAACACTGACCGTCGACAGATCACTGCTCGTGAGGTTGCTGAGAAGCATGAAGAGAAGCTGCTGATGCTGGGGCCAGTGTTGGAGCGGTTGCACACTGAGTTACTTGATCCGCTGATCGATCGCACCTTCAGCATCCTGCAACGCAACGGTGTGTTGCCACCCCCACCACCTGAACTGGCTGATCGTGAGCTTGAAGTCGAGTATGTGTCAGTGCTAGCTCAGGCACAGCGCCTGGTGAACACTGGTGCCATCGACCGGTTGGCGCAGTACACCGGTGGCATTGCAGCGATCTGGCCTGAAGCACGTCACAAGTTCAACGCGGTGCAGTCGATCGATGACTACGCTGAAGCACTGGGTGTTGACCCTGCTATCGTCAACAGTGACGAAGTGGTGCAGGCGATGGCGAAGGCTGAGCGTGATGCTCAAGCAGCTGCACAAGCACAACAACAGGCAGAGCAGCTGACGAACATGGCGAAGACTGCATCTGAGACTGATGTGTCTGAAGACAACGCACTGGGTCGTGTGATGCAACGAGCAGGGTTAGCGTGATGAGCAACAGTAACCCTCGTGAATTAGAGCTGCTGACGATCCGTAAGCTGATGCAGACGGAGAACGGTCGCGCCTTCATGTGGCGGTCATTACAGCAAACTGGTATATTCAGCAATGACTTTGATGCTGACCCGGCGAAGCTGGCGTTCTATTCAGGTCAACGTGAACATGGGTTGTGGCTCACCAGTGAGTTGAAGGAAGCCGCACTTGATGAATATTTGAAAATGATAAGGGAACATTCTGATGGGTGTTGAAGGTGACGTACAAACAACCGGTGTTGAGACTGACACAGGTGCAGATAATGGAGCAGTTGATACCTCAACGGTGCTGACTGCTGATACAGCTGCAGATGGTGCAGCTGATAGTTCTGATGCAGGTGCTGCTGATGCAGTGGCTGCAGATGATACCAGTACCACCGGTGACGACTCGGGTAACACCGACGCCTCCGATGCTGCTGGTGATGCTGAAGGTAGTCAGACACCTCCTGACGAATATGCCGACTTCAAGATGCCTGAAGGTGTCCAGCTCGATGACTCGTTGATGACTGATGCTCTGCCTCTTTTTAAAGAGATGGGGTTGACGCAAGACGCTGCTCAGAAGCTGGTCGATTTTCAAGCGTCGAGGGTCCAGGCGGAAGCGCAGAAACAGGTCGATGCATTCAATCAGCTCAAGACTGAATGGCGTGAACAGTCTGCTAATGACAAAGAGTTCGGGGGTGACGCTTTCGATGAGAACGTCAAATTCGCACAAGCTGCCGTTAACAAGTTCGGAACGCCAGAGTTGAAGCAATTGATGGAAGATTACGGTGTGGGCAACCACCCTGAAATGCTCCGTTTTATGGTCAAAGTCGGCAAGCTGACTGCTGAAGATGTACCGGGTTCTGACGGTGTCGTTGGTTCAGCTAAGAAGGACATTGTGTCGACGTTGTATCCTAACGATCGAAATAAATAATCTGCCAATCACGTGAGGTGAAATCATGGCTGTTCTAGGTAACACACTTGTCGACTTGATCGACATCTACAAGCAGCAGGACGGTCGGGGTCAGTTTGTCCCGATCATCGAAATGCTGATGGAAATGAACCCAATGCTGATCGATGCGATCATGATGGAGTGCAACAAGGGTACCACTCACCTGCACACTGTCCGCACCGGTCTGCCTGAAGTTGCATGGGGTAAGCTCTACCAGGGTATTCCTCAAGGTAAGGGTCGTACCGCTCAGGTCGAAGACACTACTGGTTTCGTCGAAGGTGCTAGCACCATCGATCAACGGCTGTTGGACCTGTCCACCAACGAAGGCGCAGTGCGGTTGTCTGAAGCACAAGCGTACCTTGAAGCGATTGCACAGGAAGTGCAGACCAAGATGATCTACGGTAACACTGCTTCAGATCCTGAAGAGTTCATGGGTCTAGCTCCACGCTTCAACGACCTGAGTGCGCCCAACGGTGGTCAGATCATTGACGCCGGTGGTACCGGTTCCGACAATACGTCGATCTGGTTCGTGACTTGGGGTGATAACCAGACCACTGCACTGTATCCGAAAGGTACTGCGGCGGGTGTCACACGCGACGACAAGGGTGAGCAGCGATTGCTCGACGGTAATAGCAACCCTTTCTACGGCAAGGAAGAGATTTTCACGCAGCACATCGGTCTGGCGGTCAAGGATTGGCGCTATGTGTCTCGCATCGCGAACATTGATGTGAGTCTGATGCAGGCGGGTTCGGTTGCGCTGTACGACTTCATGCGCAAGGCTTTCTACAAGCTGCAGAACCGTCGTGTCGCTGGCGGCAAGCTGGCGATCTACTGTAACCGTGATGTGCTGGAAGCACTGGATGCCTTGGCAACCAACGCGGGTGCATCTGATTCGTTCGTGCGACTGAAGCCGCGTGAGATCGAAGGTGAAGAGGTGCAGTTCTATCGCGGCATCCCGGTGCGTGAAACTGACGCGCTGGTTCTCACTGAAGCACAGGTCACCTAGCAGTAACCTGGTCGTGACCGGGTAACACCGGTCATCTTTTAAATATAAGAGGACGAATCTAATGATTCTCTCAGCAAACCAATTGTTCTCCGATGACCAGGCGATCACTGCTACAGCGATCTCCACCAACGTCATCGACCTGGGTCTACCGGGTACTCCGTTCGGTGGTGTAGCACCATTGCATCAAGACGTCGGTAAAGGTGCATTCATCCCGATCTTGGTACAGGTAACTGCACCTTTCACTCACGCCACCAGTTCAGACCTCACTATCACTCTCGAAGTGAGTGCCGCTGCCGGTCTGACATCATCTGTGGTACTGGCCGAAGAAACCATCGCTTTTGCGGATCTGGTAGCAGGTAAGCAGATGTTCAATCAAGTGGTACCTAATGGCGCTGATCTGCAGTTCCTGGGTATTCGGTATACGTCAAGCTCAGGTTCGTTCACCGGTGGTACAATCACCGCTGGTATCAGCATGGGCAACCAGACTAACCTAACTGGTGCTTGATGAGTCGGGCGGCTTCGGTCGCCCTTCTTTTAATTGATTGAGGATTGAGAAATGCCTAGTTACCAGGTGATCGAAAAAGGGTTCTATGGTGGTTCACTGTATGACCCTGCAGGTAAGCGTCGCACTCTGCACGTCGAAAAGCCGTTCAAGAAGTGCCCCAGCTGGTTGAAGCCACTCAAGGCTGAGTCGGCTACTGTGGCTAAGAAGCGTGTGACTGCTGAAAAGAAAGTCGCCAAGGCTGATGCCAAAAAAGCCGCCGATGACACCGCTGAGATCAAGGGCGCGTCGTTCATGGGCGACGGTGAAAACGGTTCAACAGTCGAAACTCTCTGAGGTGATATGTCATGCCTAAAGATCAAGTAAAAATCAGCAAAGAATCTAACAGTGATAACTCTGTTCGGTCCTTTGATGGCGACGATTACCCGTTCGGCACAAGTCTACATTTCGAGGATGAGTTGGTTGATGAACTCGGTATCGAGGGGCTTGCTGTCGGTGATGTTGTTGAGGTGCGTGGGTTCGCGTTCGTTGACCGTAAATCGGAGCACAGCAGCAAAGATCGTCAGACAAAGTCGGTATCGCTACAGATGACCAGCATCAAGCTGCGACGTGAGACTGATGATCGAGCAGTGCAACTCTATGGTGATGGGAGCTAAGACATGCCGTCTGAGATTGAGGTGGTCAACCTCGCATTGAGTAATATTCGTGCGGGTAGCATCAACGACTTGAATGAAGCATCGCTGCAGGCTCAAGTTGCGAAGCTGAAGTACCCGTTCATGCGTGATCGGTTGCTGCGTGAGATCCCGTGGCAGTTCAATCGAAAGCTGCGTGCACTCAGCCTGTTGACCACCGACCTCTTCACTTGGGCATTTTCATACCAGTACCCGGTTGACTGCCTCAAGATCCTTCGACTGGTACCTGCTTTTGAAGAGATTACAGCAGCTAGCGCTGACGTGGTATCACGTCGACGTGACTCTGAGGTGCGGTCACTGAAGTCACTGCGACAGCAGACCCCGTATGAAGTTTTCAATGTTGACGACAACAAGGTCATCGGGTCAGATGACGCTGAGCTGAGAGTTGATTACGCAGCGAAGGTCACCAACCCGAACCTGTTCAGCGACGACTTCATTCTGGCGCTGTCGCACCTGTTGGCTGCTGAGATGGCGGTACCGCTGATCGGTGCAGAGACAGGTCGACAATTAAGGTCGGATGAGATGACGCTGTATCAAGCCTATCTTGACTCTGCGATAGCTGACGACATGAATGATGGGTATCATACCCCACCAGAGAGTGAGTTCATTTTAGTCAGGGGGTGACCTGTGCCAGAGACTATCCAACGATCATTTACAAGTGGGGAAATTTCCCCATCGCTTCAATCGCGTGCTGATACTGTTAAATATGCAACCGGCTTGAACCTGTGTCAGAACTTCTTGGTGCGTGCTCAAGGGGGTGCATATTCACGACCAGGGTTTCGGTTCGGGGGTGCACTGGACGATCAGACCAAGAAAGGGCGATTGATCTCGTTCAGCTTCAACACTGAGCAGACCTACATGCTTGTGTTCGAGCATTTGTTGATGAGGGTCATCAAGGATAACGCATTCGTTATCGATGGTGCCGGTCCTGCACTGTTCGAGCTGGTGACACCTTACACTGAGGCTGAGTTACCGTTCCTCGGTATCACACAGTCTGCTGACGTGATGACTATCGTTCACCCGTCACATGACCCTGCTGACTTGGGTCGGTTGGCTGATGACAACTGGACACTTACCGACATCAATTATGCATCAACCGTGACACCCCCTGTGCTGACCCCTGAAGCTACCGCGACCATCACAGGTATCACGCAGGCGCTCCCTGCTGAGGTGACTACGTCTGCTGCGCATGGTTATGTGACAGACGATAGTGTTGACATCGATGGTGTCGTCGGCATGACCGAGTTGAACGGTAGAGGGTTCATCTTGACGTCAACGGGGGCTAACACATTCACCCTCAACGGTGAAGACTCCACGGGTTACGGCGCGTATGTATCAGGTGGTACAGCGAACCAATCGCTTCGCACCACGGGTGACATCGCAGGTGGTGGTAGTTTTGAGAAAACTTACACCTATGTGGTGACTGCGGTCAGCAACGATGTTGAGTCGCTGCCGTCGGTTGCCGCAACGATCACCACCAAATCGCTGAGTCAGACATTTGGTGTCAGTATCTTGTGGGCTGCAGTCGCTGGCGCAGACTATTACCGGGTGTATAAAGATCCTTCACATGGTACTGATATTTTCGGGTGGATCGGTGACTCGAACAACCTGCTGTTTCAAGATTTCAACATTGCACCTTTGGTCAGTGACACACCACCTGCTGACCGGACTCCTTTCGACGGTGCGGGTAACAAACCATCTGTTGTGAATTATTACCAGCAGCGTCAAGTGTTTGCCAACACGACCAATGAACCTCAAGCCGTGTTCACTACGCAGACTGGGAATTTCGAATCACTTCGCACATCTAGCCCTGCACGTGATGACGACGCAGTGACGTTCACGATCGTCGGTCGTCAGGTCAACGAGATCCGACATATTGTGGAGTTGGACACGATGTTGTTGTTAACGTCGGGTGGTGAGTGGAAAACCTCAGAGGGTCAGGAGCAGGTTCTGACACCTGCGACACCGGGTGCGAAGCAGCAGTCATATAACGGGTCGTCGTGGGTTCCGCCTGTCGTGGTCAACAGTACGGCACTGTACCTGCAGGAGAAAGGTGCAAGGATTCGTGACTTGGGTTATGAGTTCAGTAGTGATAAGTACACCGGAAACGACTTGTCATTGATGTCAGAGCACCTGTTCGAAGGGTTCGAGATAACGTCGATGGCATACTCAGCAGAGCCTTACAGTATTCTGTGGTGCGTGCGTGACGACGGTGTGCTGTTGGGTCTGACTTATCAACGTGAACACCAGGTGTGGGGGTGGCATCAGCATATCACTGATGGGTTGTTTGAGTCAGTGGCTACCGTGGCGGAAGGTAACCGTGATGCGGTGTATGTGATCGTCAAGCGTACGATCGACGGCGGCACTAAACGGTACGTTGAGCGTATGGACCCGCGTGAGCAGACCAACGCTGAAGACTGCTTTTATGTTGACTCGGGTTTGACGTATGACGACGTACCTGCGACTGTCATCACGGGGTTGGCTCATCTTGAAGGTGAAGCTGTCGCGGTACTGGCTGACGGTAATGAGGTTATCGATTTAACGGTTGCATCAGGGTCGATCACGATACCGCGTGCTGCATCGAAAGTTCATGTTGGGCTTGCTTACCTACCTGCGATCGAGTTGCTTGACATCGATGTGACATCATCGGTCGACACTCTGAAGTCGAAGTCGTTATCAGTGTCAAAGGTGTTTATAGAAGTCGAGAAATCACGTGGTGGTTTCATCGGTGCCAAACCGTCAGCTGACATACTCGGCACGCCCATATTGCGTGAGATTAAGCCAAGGTTTCAATCAGATGAATACGACTCGATTGCGCTGAAGACCTTCATACAGGAAGTGATCATCGATCCCCAGTGGAGTAAGGGTGGAGGCGTTCGCATCGAGCAGCGGTCACCGTTGCCGTTGGCGATTCTCTCAGTTATTCCATCGGTGGATAAAGGTGGTAGTTAAATTCATCAAACCAACTGAGGCAGCTATTCAGTTGATTGCTGCTGACATGCGTGACGCTGACGTCGCTGAGATATGGGCGTCACATCGACACACACCGATTGATGCGCTGATGAGGGGTTGGGAGTTGTCTGACTTGAGTGTAATCGTTGAGTGTGATGGTGTGCCGTGCACCATGCTTGGTCTGGTTGTTGATTGTGTGCTGACAGGGTCCGGTACACCGTGGCTATTGTCCAGCAATCACGCGTTGAAATATAAGCGTGAGTTTCTGATACAATCACCCCCAGTAATAGAGCAGATGTTAGATACCTGCCCTCGGTTGTCGAACCATGTTCATACGAAGAACCGAGTCAGCATTCGGTGGTTGAAGTGGTTGGGGTTCACAATTGAAGAACCGCTACCCGTTGGCATCGACAAAGAGTTATTCCATCGGTTCCATCTCGAAAAGGTGATTGATAATGTGTGATCCGGTAACAGTGGGCGCTGCAGTTGCGATCGCGTCAACAGGGTTCCAAATACAACAGGCGCGTGCGCAAGGCAAGTTCCAGAAAGGTGTTGCTGACTTCAATGCACGCACCGCTGAGAACGAAGCCGAAGCGACACGCACCTCAGCGACAGCTGCAGAGAACACTCAGCGCCAACGTACTGCTGAACTGCTGTCACGTCAGCGTGCTCAACTGGGTGCATCGGGTGTCGCATTAGGTTCAGGGTCTGCACTGCAGCTGCAGCAGGACACACTGACACTCGGTGAAGCTGATGCGCTGCGCATCAGAACCCGTGGTGATGAGTCATTCCAAGCACTTCAGACTGAGGCATCGTTGACCGAAGCTCAGGGTGGCTTCGCAGAAATTGCGGGTCGTAATAAAGCTGTCGGGTCACTGTTAACTGGCGCAGGAAATGTGCTTGACACAGGTGTCGCTGATAAATGGTTCACGCCTAAGAGTGCAGGTCGACAGCTTCAACCTGGTTTGGGATAGGATTCTAAAATGCCAAAGGTCGCACAGGCTCAATCAGATCGGGTGTCACTCGACGTCGTTCGTCAACCACGTGCAAGCGGCGCAGTGCCAGCTGGTGCGTTCGGTGGTGATGTCGTGCGAGGTGCCGTAAACCTCGCTCAAGCCGGTCTGAACATCAAGAATCGCATCGACACCACATCAGCTGAAGAGGCACTGGTTAGTTTCGAGCGAGACAAAAACGCATTATTCTTCAACCCTGAGAACGGTTACTTCAACACTCAAGGTCGCAACGCATTCGATGCGGCACCAGTGGCCAACAGCGCGTTGGACAAGTTGAAAAAGCAATACGGTGACAACCTCAACGAGCAGGCTCGACTGGCGTTCGACAAGTCAGCTGATGCTCATATCACCAGGGCGCGTGCTGACATCGGTCGTCACTCATCCAAAGGGTTGCAGGTGTGGGAGACTGCCACGATCGAAGCTCAGGTTGAGAACACAATCGAGAACGCGTCACTGTACTGGTCTGACCCTCAGTCGATGCGAGTGCAACGGGTGATTGGTGAGCAGGCTATCATCGACTCATCACAGACCACAGGCATCGGCCCTGAAGCGACTGCAGAGAAGCTGCAGACCTTTCGATCAACCTTCGCCAGCAACGCTATCGCAGCAGCCACGCAGAGCAGTTCAACTGAGGGTCAGGAGCAACTTGACCAGATGGGTGACCTGCTGGAAGGACCAGACAAGATCAAGCTAGAATCAGCCATTGAAGCGAAGCAGAAGGTCGAGAAGACTCAAGGCGATGCTCAGGCTGCAGTGCTGACTGCAACTAACCTGGTCAGCCAGTATGAGAACCGATCTGATGTGCAGGAGCAGGTCAACAAGATCAGTGACCCTGAGCTGCGCAAGAAGACGATGGCTGAGTCGATGCGACTGTTCAGTGCCAAGCGTCAGGCAGAGTCAGAAGCACGTGGTGATTCGTTTGAAGCCGGTGAATCACACATCATCAACGGTGGATCAGCTGAGACATTCAAGGCTGACGATCCTGAAGGCTGGGAGCGTCTGAGTCCGAAGCAGCAGAAGTCGCTTGAGTCAGGTAGGTCAGTAATCACTGACTGGACTCAGTTCAGTGCACTGATGACACTGCCGCGTGCTGAGTTGGCGAAGATCGACCCTGTTGAGCACTTCAACACGTTGGCACCATCTGAGCGCAAGTCACTCATCAGCGCGGTGAAGTCTGCCAACGGCACAGGCACCAAGTCTGACAAGATCGATCACCAGACGGGTCGTACTCGCACCAGTCAGACCACTGCTGCAGTTGATCAAATTTTTGGCAAAAAGACCAAGCGCAACGATGATGAGAAGAAGCAGGTCGAGGCGTTCTATTCGATCGTCGACGATGAGTTGGTTCGACGTGAGTCGGAGCTTGAGCGCAAACTGACATCAGAAGAGTACACCAATCTGCTGTCAGGGTTGACGCGTGATGTAGTGCAGGACAAGTCGACTGTGTTCGGTCTTGGTATACCGTTCACCGGTGGTGAGCTGGATCTGACCGACATCCCTGCGGATGACGTCACTGCGTTGAGCAAGTTTTTACGCGACAACAACATTCCTGTAACATCTGACAATCTGATAAGGGCACATCAACAGGCGACGAACTAATGGCTTTGGATCTTGAGAAGATTGACTTAGGTAGCTTCGGCGGCGGTGACGGCCTCGAATCAACAGTTCAAGATAACCAGCTGAACGCCAGCATCAGCGAGGCGGTCAAGGTCAACCCTGACCAGCAGGCGAAGGTGTCACAGCTCAGCCAGCAGTCGGGCATCCCTGAGTTCGCTGTCGCTGACAATCCTGAGCAGGTTGAGTCCGACCTGAACCTGAGCAACATCGACATCAGCGGTATGTCGAAGCGCAACCCCAACACTGCGAAATACCTGACTGACTTCAACAACGCATCGATCGCTCATGATGACATCGATGTGATGCAGTCGATCGAAGACATCTTCGATTTCGGCAAAACGTTCGAGAACCTCGGTGAGTCGATCAGCGCCAGCTTCACATCACAGGGTGCAGGGTTCATGGCTGCGGGTGTCGACATGACACCGTCGCGCATTCAGGATCTGGTGCCGTCGTCAGGTATGCCGATTGGCATGGAAGGTGACGCTGCATTCATCTCAATGGAGCTGGCGTCGAATCTTGGCATCGACACTGATGCTCAGTTGCAGCAAGCGAAAGCTGACGCGACTGAGCAGATGCTGACCACGCTGAAGGAACAGCAAGCGAAGCGCAAAACACTCACCCCTGAAGATCTGAACCTGCTTGAGCAGGGTGTGCGCAGCGGCGTTGAGTCGTTGGCTATCATGGCACCAGGATTCGGCTTGATGCTGCTGTCAGGCGGTCGTGCTGCACCACTGTTGGCGACCATCGGCGTGCAGACGTTCGGTGACAGCTACGCTCAGGGTCGTGCTGATGACCTGACACCTCAGCAGGCTGCTTGGTTCGCCAGCATCAATGCTGCGATCGAGGTGGGTACTGAAGTGCTGCCGACGGGCACCCTTGAGCGAATCCTGACCGGTGAAACGAAAGGGTTGACCAAAGCTGCGTTGAAGTTCCTGGTGCAAGAGATGGGGACTGAGCAGCTGGCAACACTGGGTCAGACGCTCAACGAAAACGTGTTCGGTATTGATGAGCAGATGGAAGCTGCTGAGACTGTCGAAGAGATGGTCACGCTGCAGTTGCGACGTCAGGCTGTCACTGCAATAGCTACCATTGTCGCAGGTGGTGCACAAGCCACTGCAGTCACCGGTATCCGCAAGACCATTGAAGTCATTGCTGCTGATGGGTCAAAGAAAGAGACTCAAGGTGAAGTCGAGCAGCGCAAGCTGGATCAGCTGAACACCGCTGCTGAGAAGTCAAAGTTAAAGGCACGAAGCAAAGAATCATTCAAGCAGTTCGTCGAGCAGGCTGACGGTGACAACAACACTCACGTGTTCATCGACGGTGCTCAGACAGCACTGTACCTGCAGACCAAGACCCGTGATGAGATCGCGGCTGACCCGGCGCTGGCACTGCTGCAGGAGGGTGTCAACGAAGCTGCTGCGCTCGGTGGTCAGGTCAACATCCCTGTGGCGGAGTTCAGTGCTGAGATACTGAACACTGAGCACTTCGAGCAGCTGCGTG